GCCCAAAGATATTTGAGGCTGATGATGAGCATGAAATAGTAGATTGGGATGTATCTAGTTACTATCCGGCTATCATTATTAACAATGGGCGATATCCACAACACTTGGGTAAAGAGTTTCTCAGAGGCTATCAAGCCATGTTTGAGAAACGATTGGAACTCAAGCCTTTAGCTAAGAAGGATAAGAAGATTAAAGGTATTGTAGGAGCACTAAAGCTTGCTGTAAACTCAGTTTATGGTAAGTCAAGTGACATGCAAAACTGGATCTATGATAGACAGCTCACTATGTTCACCACTATTACAGGCGAACTCAGTCTTATGATGCTTATTGAGGCGTATGAACTAGCTGGTATACATGTTATATCTGCTAATACAGACGGTGTAACAATTATGATAAAGAAATGTTACATAGATAAGATGCATGAGATTAATGCCTGGTGGGCAGAGCTCACTAAATATGAGCTAGAACGCACTGACTATCAAAAGATTGTATTTTCCACAGTAAATGATTATCTTGCGATAAAAACAGATGGAGAAGTTAAGAAGAAAGGCGATTTTCTCACGGATTTCGAGCTTCATAAGAACAAATCAGGAAGAGTTATACCTTTGGCTCTTGAACAATATTTTCTTCATAATATACCTGTTGACACTACTATTAGGACTCATAGTAATATCTTTGACTTCTGCCTAAGGCAGAAAGCTAGCAAGGATTTCCATTATGAAGGCATAGATAGATCCACAGGTGAGAAGACTATATACAATAAGCTGATTCGTTATTACATCTCAAATACAGGAGAAAAGCTTTTAAAGGTTAAGAATGAGGACAGTCAGAGTGGTGCTGCAGCTGTTTCCCAAGTGGAAGCTGGTGAGTGGCTGGCCACAGTGTGCAATAACCTGAGCAAAGACCATCCTCTGGATAACATCAATTATGATTATTACATCGAGCGTGCTGAGAAAATAATCTACAAGATTAGTTCTGAAGGCAGGAAACGTAAGGTGGTGGTAAATCCTAACCAACTAAGTTTATTCTAGTATGAACATCAAGAAAGGAGACAAGTTCAAGGACTACATTGGTACTCCTTGTTTTATTAGTTATATCAAAGGGGACATTGTTAAGCTGTCTTTCATTGAAGAGCGTCCACACGTTGAGGTGTGGGATAAAACTGAATTCCTAGAGCAGATAAAGCTCAACAGATTCTTTCCACAGCCTAAGATAACCATCAATAGAACCAATATACAAACGCATTTAATTGAGTATCAACTCAATATGATTGGTAAAACTATTGAAGAAGCTCAACAACTAGAAGATTGGTATCATCAATGGACCATGACTAGTAAACAGCACGAACTATTTAAGTCTTATGCAATTCCTCTCCTGAGGAAGGTATTTAAATTCAACAAAGGCAAGGCTGAGCAAACATTCCAGTGGTTCGATCTGGGATATGGCCTTCGCATAAAAGACTAACCCATGTTATTTATTATCATCCCTATTGCGCTAATATCTAGCGCCTGGCTATGCTATGAGATGCATAGAGCACCTCTCATCAAAGACAAAGAAGAAATAGATGACCCAACAACTACATGTTGGCACGATGATGATCATTACCCAAATGAAACATTTTAAAATCAACAATTTATGGGAGCACAATCATTTACAGTGAGAAGCAGAGGAAGATCTGCAGAAGAAGCATATAGAAGAGCAGTAGAAGATGCTGATGATGAGTATGGACATCAACAAGGATATAGTGGTGCCATTAATGCTACACCAGGATTTAGAGACGCTACTAAAAAGTATATGTCAAGTGGCCTTCCTAAGTATAACTTCATAGAGAAGCGCTTAGACGAGCTCACTAAACATCAAGGTGCTGAATGCATATGTATCAGAGAACCAAAGCTTAATACTAACAAGATTAAGACACAGGTGGATCATATTGTAACACCTGGCACCAAGAAATGGATACTTAAATATGTAGTGTACAACAGTGAAGATCAAATGATTGCTTCATGCACTACAAAAGGTGAAGCTGTTAAGAAAGCAAGAGATTACACCGAAAAACACCAACGCACCACAAACATTGTGATGGAAAAGTGCCTTGATAAAGGTAACAAGTTAGTGGCAAAAATCACATACAAAAAATCATCAAATGAACAAGAAGGCGAATGGGAATTTTATGGATGGGCAAGTTGCTAATTTTTCTGAAGATTTTGAGCGGGAATACCTGAAAGAATCCGTATATTTGCAGGCTGACCTAATTAGAACACAGGAAGATATCATGCAGGAAATTATAGAGGAAGAGAATAGACTTCCTGCACGGATTACAGTGATTTATCAGACAAAACACCCCCAACCAGATGAACTTAAAGATAACGCCCTACCATTTTGAAGAGCTCATTAAGAAGAGCTATTCCTTGGACGTTATTTATCTTCTAAAGTTGATAGAGCTGCAGATGGATGTTCAGCCTCTCTGCGAAAGAAGCATGAAGATTGCTGCGCTCTATCAAACTTTAATTAGAAAGGGACTCATATCCACTAGTGATGAGAAGATAACGACGGAAGGAAAAGAGCTCCTCAAGTTTATAGAAAGTAAAGAAGAAACAAAGATTGTTAAGCGTAAGCCTGCCACTACAGAGTTTGAAGAGTGGTGGAAAGCATATCCAGGCACTGATACATTTGCCCATAAGGGTAAAAAGTTTACAGGAAACAGAGGTCTTAGACAGAACAAAGATGAGTGCAGACTCAAGTTTGATAAGATTCTTCTTGAGGGAGAATATACAGCAGCTCAACTAATAGAAGCGCTGGAGTTTGATGTCCTTCAGAAGAAAGAGAACTCTGTTAAAACTGGTACAAACAGACTTAGCTTCATGCAGAATAGTTTCACCTATTTGAATCAACGAAGCTTTGAGCCATTTATTGAACTAATTAAAGAGGGTGGTAAAGTTGAAGAAACTGATAAACCCGTTGGAGGAACTGACATATGACACAACAAGAGAAAGCAAAACATTTAGTTAGCTTACACTCACTCACTATCCTCAGTAAAATAGGTCATAAGTTACCTATGGATGAGGTGAAAGAAATTGCTAAAGCAGCTGCATTAATAGCAGTAGATGAAATATTAGCCGCTCTAAAGTGGTGCATTGGTGATAGCCAAGTGGAGTATTGGCAAGAAGTTAAAAAAGAAATAGAAGCATTATGAAAACAGCAATGCAAGAATTAATTGAGTTGATTAATACAAGACATTATCTTAGCAATTTTGTTATTAGAGATAAGGCAATAAAATTACTTGAAAAAGAAAAAGAGCAAATAATAAAAACAGCAAGTGATGTAGATAGTGCTAATTTTTGGGCAGAATATGAAGGATTTGAAGAATACTACAACCAAACCTATAACCAAAACAAATAACCTATGAGCTTTGAACTATTAAAACACGAGGTTGAGCTTGGCTTGACAGGGAGGAATAATGGGATACCTATGGGTTTTGATAGACTTAATAGGTACATTGGTATCCGTAAGAGCATGTACTTTCTTGTGGGTGGCTTAACAGGTTCTGGTAAGACATCCTTCATAGATGATGCATTTGTTTTGAATCCTTTTGACTGGTATATCATGCAGAAAGCTCCAAATATCAAGCTACGCATCATATATCGTTCAATGGAGCGCTCTCGTACATACAAACTAGCTAAATGGGTCTCTAGAAAAATCTTTCTAGATCATGCTATGATTGTTCCTGTTAGCAAGTTACTTGGTTGGAATGAGAAGATGACCAAAGATGAGCACGATCTGTTCTTGATGTATGAGGATTACATGAATCAGATGAATGATGTCATCACTATTATCGATGGTCCAGAGAATGCTGTGGGTGTAGCCAAAGAATTAAAGGCGCACGCTTTGCAAAATGGGCGCATTGAACAAGTGGATGAATTTAACAAGCGCTATTTCCCTAACAATGATAATGAGATAACCATTGTTATTATTGATCACATTGGTCTATTGAAGACCACAAAGGACCAGACTACCAAGAAGCAGGCTATTGATAAAATGTCAGATGAGCTCAGATATGCTCGTGACTTTTATGGGTATACGCCTGTTGTTGTGAGTCAGTTCAACCGTGACATTAGCAATCCTATCAGGATAAAGAATGGTGATGTTGAACCTCAGCTAGAAGACTTTGCAGAGAGTTCACAAACCCAGAACGATGCTGATGTTGTATTAGCTCTATTTGATCCTATGCGTTACAAGGTGGCTGACCCTAGTGGTTATGCTCTTGATAAGCTAAAGGATGAATTTGGAGCCAAGTATTTCAGAAACCTTAGGCTAATTAAGAATAGCTATGGAGAAGATGATGTGCGTATTGGTTTAGGCTTTATGGGCCAGATTGGTATGTTCAAAGAACTGAAGAAGCGTAAAGACATGACAGATGCTGATTATGAATCAGTTATAAACAAAACCTACTTTTTAAACCCCTAATTATGAATGTAAAACTATTTTCAACTGTTCCCAGTAGAAAAGAACCCTTTTGGCAGATTATATTATTACCCACAATATCAATCTTGAGAAGTCCTGATGTCCTTGATCCATACACAGTGGTCAATGTAGAATGGCTTTTCTGGAGCGTAGCAATTCTATCTCATGACAAGAAACGATTATCTAACGATAAGGAAGAACAATCCTACTATACTGATATATGATAGGTACAGAGAAAGACATGATCCTGCTAAACACGGCAGGCTCATGTCTGCTCAAGAGATGCTTACATTTCTAGCTATGTGGCGCAATCCTCGTGATATACTAGATGGTATAATAGAGGAATTGGACGCAAAGTATGAAGTGGTTGAGCTATTAGATAAGCATGGACATATTATAAAACTACTATGACATTAAGAGATAAACGACAGCAGGAATTTGCTGATGCTTGGATAAATGCTGGTAAGTTTGGTATTCTCAACCTGTGTCCCAGGTTTGGTAAAATATATACCACCATCAACATTTTAGAAAAGCTGAAGCCTAAAAGCATACTTATTGCCTATCCAGACAATAAAATCAAGGAATCATGGCAAACAGACTTTGAAGCACGTGGTTATCTTAGTAGCTTCATTACATACACCACTCACTTATCGTTACATAAGTATGCAGAAGAAGCATATGATATGGTGATAATTGATGAGATACATCTACTATCTGATAATCAATTGTTTGCAACCAAAGACCTCATTAAGAACAATGATGTTGTGTTAGGACTAACAGGCACATTGTCTAGTTGGACAGAGAAAACACTCTGTGAGCATCTAGACTTGTGTGTTGTAGCTACATACACAATTGAACAGGCTATTAAGGAAGGTGTTATTGTGGACTATGAAATCACGGTGGTAAAGGTTCCTCTAGATAACAAGCGTGTGAATGACTACAAAGGTAAGAAGAGAACAGAGAAAGCTCAGTTTGAAGCTTATGGTTGGGTGATTAACAGCTTGGAGAGGGAAGGTAAATCCACCATGTTCTTGAGACTCGCAAGGATGCGCATTATTCAGAACAGCATTGCAAAGCTAAACAAGACTAGAGAGCTACTTAAGAAACATAAAGAGGAACGCGTACTAGTGTTCTGTGGTGTCACTAAGATAGCTGATGAGCTAGGCATTCCTTCCTATCACAGTAAAAAGACAGAGAAGGATATATTTGATAACTTTGCATCAGGAGAAGGTAATCATTTGGCTGTGGTGAAGATAGGTAACACAGGTGTTACGTACAAACCACTCAACCGTGTGATTATCAACTATTTTGATAGCAATGGTGAAAACCTAGCACAAAAGATTAACAGATGTATGGCTATGGAATATGATAATCCAGACAAGAAAGCCCAAATATACATTGTGTGTTCTACAGAAGATGTAGAAGCAAGTTGGCTAAAAAAAGCTCTAGAATTCTTTGATAAAAGCAAGATAAAATTTGCTTAATTAACATAGATTTCTTATCTTTACAGACATTAAATCACAAACTAAATTAAAGCACAATGTCAAGTAAACTCATTGGAATTGTGGGTCCTACAGGTACAGGTAAGTCTACCTCTATCAAGCATTTGGACCCAAAAGAAACGTACATTATTAACGTAGCGAAAAAAGAACTTCCGTTCAAAGGTGCAGACAAGCTGTACAACACAGAGAAAAACAACTACATAGAAGTTGATG